GATCTGCGTGAAGATGGTATGGGGATTCTTCACGAACTCCAACTCACGGGTTTCGGTGTCAAGGATATGGAACCCCTTCTTGTCACCGTAGTCGTTCATCGTAATTTGATACGGGCATCCCAAGTAGTGGATGTTCTCGCGGGAGTGCCGCGTGTGGAAGTGTCCCGTGTACACCGCAGAAAACCGCTTGAACGGATCAGGACTCATGCCCCCGTCAAACGGCGTGTTCCGCAGCACTTGGTAACCGTTCAGTTCAAGGTGTCCGCACAGAATGTCTGCGGGAGTCTCTGCAATGAACTTCAGGGATTCTGCCTCGTTCTCCTTGTTGATCCACGGCAGCAGCGCGATGGGCAAGCCGTCAAACTCAACGGTGGTGGGCTTGTCGTACACCACGAACTTGTCGGAGAACAGTTCTTGCAGCGAGTTCACCTCGCTCTTGTTCTTGAAGAAGATGTCGTGGTTGCCAAGAATGCAGTGCATGGTCGCACCGCTTTCCTCAAGCCGCTTGATGAATCCGTTGCGGACGGCGTTAAGGGTCAGGAAGTTCACGAACTTGCGGCGGTCAAGAAAGTCACCCATGTGAATGATCGTGGTGATTCCCTCCGCTGCAATACGCGGAAAGAACACGCGGTCAAAGAACCGCATGAAGTGTTCCATGAATACGGGAGAATCGTTACGCGCACCAAAGTGCGTATCAGTCACAATGGCAATCTTCACTTCTTCTTGCCTTTCTTGGCAGGCTTGGCTGGCTTCTTGGGCTTTGCCGCCTTCTTGGGCTTTGCTGTCTTTGCTGGCGGTGCTTCCGCTTCAGCCTCGCCCGTCTTCTTCTCAAACGAATCAATGTCGTTCTCTGTCAGGAATGTGGGCAGGGTTTCAAAGTTGTCGCCCACCTTGAGGAAGTTCTCGCGGAACCACTTCTTCATCTGCGAGTCTACATCACTCATCTCAATCTTCTTCAGTTTGATGTACGCTTGCTTCTTCTCCTTCTGAATGCGGCGAAGGAAAGCGTAGTAGATGATCTGCGTGAAATACGAGAACGGGTTCTTGGACTTGGATGGGTCAAAGTTGTAAGCGTACAGCAGGCAGTTCTCAATGCCGTCCGCAATCATCTCGTCACGGTACGGGTAGTTGATGAAGTTGGGCTTGCGGGACAGGTTCTCCGCAATCTTCATAAAGCACTCACCAATGTAGTTTGTCACGGGAGGATGCCGCTCACCCGCCTTGTCTGCTGCCGTCACAAGCGTTTTCCACGCTCGCATCTCTTCAAAAAACTGTGCGTTGTCTATGTAGTGGTCACTCTTCTTCTTTGCCATCGTATTCCTTTCGCAGTCACATTATGCACCATCAGTTGTCTGAAGTCAACCCTCTCCCTCATTTTTGGGGGGTTCGGGTGTATCTAAATAGTCCTTCAGATACGGCGACCAGTCATCGTGGCTGTTGCCGTAGTTGGGCTTCTTCTTCAGGTCTTCGGCGGGTTCAGTCCACTCTTCCTTGGAAATCTTTTCCCGCTTGTTCTTCTTCTTGGCTTTCTTGGGCTTCTGCGGAATCTCGTCCTCGTCATCGTTCATCATTTGCTCAAGAAACTCGGTGGACATGAAGTCCTCAACCGAATCCTTCAAGTAGTCAAGGAGTCCGCTCTCCATCCACGACACGAGTATTTCATTCGGAATACTCACGGAGAACAGGATGCCCTCGGGACGGGGAGGAATGAGTGGTGGGAACATCGGGGGCTTCATGCCCTGCACGGGAGATTCCCCCGTCATGCCCTCCGATGCCAACTGCTTCAGCATATCCTCAAGTTTCTTGTCTACCTCGTCCGACAGTGCCTTCATCTCCTCGTCCGTCATTTCCACGGGAGGGGCAAGTGGCGCAGGACCAGGCACAGCGTCTGCCATTTCGGTCTGACGAGTGTACAGGCTGATCATGTCAGGATCAGGCGACAGGTCAACCACGATGAAGTCCAACGGGATGTCGGCAGTGATTTCCGATGTGGAGCCAAGCCAATCGGAAAAGAAGATTGTGTGTCGCTTGGTGCCTGTGTACGGATCAGCCTGTATGTTGTTCATCACGCGCATGGGGCGGGACAGTTTGATCTTGTCCCGCGTCTTTCCCGCGACCTTGGCAATGATCTCCTCGCCGCTACGCAACTTGAAGACCCGTAGTTCATCCTTTTTTCGTCTGCTCATAGGTCTTCTCCTAGTGTAATTTTGACAAGTCGGTACTCAAAGCCTTCGGCTTCATACAGTTTCATACGCTCGTTCATGTGCCGTAATGTGTGGTTTTTCCAAGTTTTCCATGACAGGTCGTCACCCAAATCGTAAAGTTTCGCCGTGGTCTTGTCCTGTGATACGCGCAACTGTCGTCCGATGCTCTGTAGAACGCGGATACGGGACTTGGATGGCGAAGCAAATATGATATTGTGGAGGCGGCGAATAGAGATACCTGTGCTGAATGTGCCGTAGGACGCAATGATGATTGCATCGGATTCGGTTTCAACAATCTTGCGAATCTCCTCTCTGTCCGCAGCCTCGGTGCCACCATGCACAAAGAATACCTTGCGTTCGGGAGGAACGCAATCCCTCACAAGACTATTTAGGACTTTTCCGTGGTCTTCAACGAATTGAAATAGTATAAGGGAGTTGCCCTTCAACCGCTTGCACATATTCGCAATGAATGCGTTTCGGCGCGGAGAGCCAATGATCCACTTGATCTCGTCCTGATACTTGGCGCGTTTGACCGCTTCACGATCCAAGTCAGGGTACGACAGCAGCAAGCAGTCGATTTTCAGGTCGCTCAAGATTTTCTGCTCCATGAGAGCCTTGGTCTTCGTGACCTCGTAGGCGCGTCCAAACAGCCCCTCAAGCACAAGGCGGTGGGTCTGTGTGCCGTCAAGTGTGCCTGTTGTGCCTACGCGGAACGGACAGGTCTTTAGTTTGGACATGATGGAGGTGAGCGACTTGGACTTGAACAGGTGGGCTTCGTCACCAATCACCGCACTGAACTGGTGAAACCACTTTTCGCTCTGCTTGTACACGCTCTGCCATGTGGACACCACCACGCGCTTGTCCGTGCCCTTGTCTGCGCCTGCCATTATCTTGTGGCAGTGCGTGTCCGTGTCCCACCCGTTCGCGGACGAGTAATCCGAAAAGTCCGAAACCATCTGCTCCACCAGTGAAACGGTGGGAACCACGATGAGTATCTTCTTGTCCTGCGGAATCTTGTCCAAGTAGTAGCGGATGAGCGTGTAGATGATAAGGCTTTTTCCGCTGCCTGTGGGCGACAAGAGCAAGCACCGCTCCTCGTTCAGCGCGTGATGCACCGCATTCACTTGGTGTTCGTGTGGGTCTACGCGCTTGCCACCCACCGTGACCCGTAAGAAATCGTGCATGAATTTTCTTACCGACTCGGGAGAGATGCGGTGCGCGTTTCGTGTGGGCAGAGTCACGGAGTAGCCGCGATCCTCCGCAAATTTCTGAATGTAGTCTGTGAGTCCTGCGTACACCAAGCCTGTGTGGACATTGAACAGTTTAATCTCACCGTTCCACAGCCGTGCGCGATACGCGGGCATGAACTTGTAGCCTGGCACCTTGAATGTGAAATAGTCAGACAGTTCCTGTGCGATGCCGCGATTGCAGTCAACACGCACATTCACGGAGTCTACTTCACTCACATCAAGGTCAAGCATTACTTCAAGTCCTCGTTTCCGATGCGTTGCCGATCAAAAAGTATGTAGTCGCATACTCCAAGATCGCCTCGCCATCCCACGACAGGGATTCCGCAGTCGTTCAGCATACGGATGCCGCTGTGTACGCTGTCCTTCCACCTGTCGGGAGTCTTCTCCACCAGCGCGGAAAAGGTGACCACCCTGCTGACACCAAATTGAATCAGCGTTCTCGCGCACTCCGCGCACGAAGCCCATGTGCAGTACATGGTGAGAGGTTCAGTTGGAATCCTGTTGGCTATGGACTTGAACAGTAGTCGCCGTTCCGCGTGTTCAGTGCAGTAGTTCTTGCTGCTCTCGTTCAGGGGGTATCCTGCTCCGCGAAGGCGCGAGGGAACGCCGTTGTGGTCGCGCAGCACCACTCCTGCACCGCTTGGAACCACGAACACCGCACCCACCTGTGTGCTTGGGTCAAGGCTGAACCGTGCTTCCTGAAATGCGTGCTGTAGGTACATACGGTCAACCCACCACACATCAGGATCTGATTGCAGAAGATCAGGGAGATTACTGCCCATTCACGAACTTTCTCCAGTCAATGGCACACCGAATCTTCCAGTGCCGATTGTTGAGTTCCTTCACGATCTCCTCAAGCAGAGCAATCTTTTCCTTTTGATACAGCACCTTCTGTTGCAGTTTGGAAAGGTCGGGATCGCTCTCAAGATACAGGTCAAGATCGTTCCGCAGAATCTTCAGCGCGAACGGCTCCCATCCCCGCACCGTCAACTCTTCCTGCGACATCTTGCCTGTGTAGTACTCCCACTTGGCGCGTAGGAGTGCCTTCAGGTCAAACTCGCACTTGGCAAGAGACAGTTTCTCGTCCGTGAGGAAGTTCAGGTACTTGCTGTGGAGTTGGGGAATCTTCAGGGCTTCAAGATCAAGAGCCGCGTCATCCAACCGCACATCGCGTTCAATCTCTTTGCGAATATCGTCTAGGGTCATAGGAGTTCTCCGTGTGGGAGATTCTACACCATGACCCTACGCGGTCAAACACAAATCACAAAGTTTCAATATTGTAGTTGCGGTACGCGAATGTGGCGGTGCATTGAAATGGCTCAGGATCCATCACCGTGGAACTAAAGTCAATGGAGCCAAGGGTTCGTGGGTACAGCCCCTCAAAGGTCACATTGATTTTTGGATTCTTCATGCTGTTCAGGATGAGCAGATTAGCCGTACAGGTGTGGGTGTTGGCTGCGCGGTACTCCTCATAATTTTCCACATTCGTGGCAGACCGCATCCAGTTGAATATCTCAAGCCAATTCTTCATTTCCTCGTCCACGATAAAGGTGATGCTTAATTCGTCAAAGTCCAGTTTGGTGGGAGCCTTGACAGGCACGAACGGGGTGGGCATCTGCACCTCGCCCATCGTCACGGTGGGCAGGGACGCGCTCTGGCAGAAGTACACGGTGTTTGGAAGACGGGAAATGCTGAAACGGAAATAGGTCGGCAGCAGGGCGTTGATGCGCTCGGGATACCGATCCTTGATGTCTTCGGGGATGTCAGCGAAAGCGAATGTGTTTGCCATACTAGTATGTAGAAACGAAAAGGGGAGGGCTTTCGCCCTCCCCTCTCGTAGGTTTAGTGCAGTCTATTACGATGCAACGCCGTGGAGGTTGTCCACCTTGAAGATGCGGTAGTAGACATTGGAGCGAGACTTGAGCGAACCAATTCCAACATTGCTTCCTTCCGCGAAGGGGTTCGCAACCATGCCGTAGCGGGTCTTGAACGCCATCTTGGGCTGGAAGGTGGTCTGATCCACCGCACGCATCATCTGTAGCGGGACATATGGGCAGTAGAACATACCAGCGTCATATGGGCTGGTGCCCTTATATCCAACGCAGACGAAGTTTGGAGCGGTTCCGTTGGTGACATCAACATAGGGGTCGATGTACACCTTGATCTTGCCGTTGAGCGTACCTGCGAAGGTGTTGCCCGTGTCGTCAACATCAAGGCTGACATTCAGCGCGGGGCTGATGTTCAGGAAGCCACCCATTGCGAGGGCACTGGCAACATCTGCCGAGCAGATGATGAAGTTACCCTTGCCACGGCGGGTGTCCTTGGCGATCTGGTTGCACTCACGCTCAATCTGGAACATTAGACCACGGAACTTTTCCGCGCTCCAACGACCATCCGAGTCCTGAATGAGATCGTAGACACCGCCGTATGCCGCGCCGCTGCTCAAACCGCCAGCAACCGTCTTGTAGTACAGATCGGTCTGCTGTGCGCCCAACTTGGCGCAACGGTAGACATTGCGAACGACCTCGCGGTTGATTTCAGCAAGGATTTCCGTGCTGAGAATGTTGGCGAGTTCTGTCTCAGCGTCAAGACCGTGAACAGCCTTGAGATCCTGAGCCAGTTCAATGCTGTAAGAAGCAGCAAGCATACGAGTAGCAGCCTGAACGCCAACGCGCTCAATGCTGAATGCCATCTCGTTTGGTGCTTCGCCTTCAGCAAAGTTCGTGCGGAGAGCCGAACCACTGGTCAAACCGCTGCCAATTGTGGGGTTGGTGGATGTGCCTTGGTATCCGAAGAACGGATCAACGCCAGTACCAGGACCAAAGTTGGCAATGGTGCCTGTTGCGCCACCACCTGCTGTACCGCCAGAGAAACCGCTCTGCGTGACACTATCCGAACCGCTGAAGTTAGCAGCGGGTTCCTGATAGAACGCCTCGGTGCCCGTCTGATTCTGATAACGGCTACGCATTGCGAAGATCAGACCTGTCGGAGCCGACATAGCCTGAACGCCGCAGATATCGTAAGCCATCAGGTTGGGCATGGCGCGGCGAACCAATTGGATGAGAATTGGATCGTAGCCACGGAGAGAAGCGTTCTCTCCACCATTGGCAAGAGGAGACATACCAGCACCAAGGTTGTTGGTTGGCGAAGCCTCAACGAGCATCTGCTCCTTGATAGCCTTCTCTTGGTTCTCAAGCAGTGTGGCAATCGTGGCACGCTTGTGAGCGTCCGCGATGGGAGCCATGTCCTTGTGGTCTAGAACGGGCTTCCACTTGCGGAGAGCCTGTTCGGTTAGAAACTTGTTTTCCATTTCCTACTCCTTATTTGTGAACGGTCTGTGACCGAAAGAAACTAAACTTGAAGATTACTCTTCTCTCTTGCTCATTGAGCGAGCATACGCCTCAACAAGCGGGGACGCTTCGGTGGCATCCTCGTAGGACTCTTCAAGAGACTCCTCGTTGGTGCTTTCCTCGGCAACTGAGCCGATGGTTTCAATGTTCTCTCGGAGAACACTCAACTTCTCGGCAAATTGTTCAACGGTGTCGAACTCAAGGTCTTCCGCAAGACGGCGAAGTTTTTCGCTGTCGGTGTCGGTAAGACCTTCTGAAATCTCGCGGAACACGATCTCGCACTTCAACTGCTCGACCTCTTCAGCAAGATTCATGTTCTTCTCAACCTGCTCCTGTAGTTCACCGTCAAGGGCTTCAGCCTCTTCAACGGTGGACTCAAACAGATCCAGTTTCTCCTCGGGAACCTCAATGTACGACTCCGCAAAGAGTCCACGGAGGTTGGAGATGAAGTTCTCTGTGATCTCGGTGCGGAGTCCCTGCTCAACGGCAAGGCGGTTCTCCTGCATCCACTCTTCGACCACATAGTTCAGGTAGTCGTCAATGCGCTCAACGAGTTCTTCGGTGACAGCAACGGTGTGCTGCTCAAGCAGATCCTCGTACTTGGCTTGGACTTCCTCTTCAATCTGACGGGTGCGCTCGTTGAGGTGAGCCTCAAAGAGTGTAGCAGCCGAAGCCTTGAAGTCTTCCGAGAGTTCCTGACCGTTGAAGAGAACAGCAATGTCTTCCTTCACGGTGGGCTTGACCTCTGGAATCTTGGTTTCACCCTTGGCACCAGAAGCCTTGGGCTTAATGGTGCCCTTGTTCTTGCCACTGGCATCGCCAGTTGGCTCGGCAATCTGCGCGGTCTTGCCGTTGGCAGTCTTGTACAACTTCTCGCTGGCGTAGTCGGAGGCGGCTTCTTCAACCTTCTCCTTCTTCTTGCCGAACTTGCCCTTGAGGAAGGCAGGCATCTTCTTCTTGCCCTTGGAGTCCTCTTCGTCCTCCTCGTCTTCGTCCTCGTCTTCGTCCTCTTCTTCCTCGGAGTCTTCCTCCTTGGCTTCTTCAAGGTCTTCCTCTACGATTTCCTCGGACTCTTCCGCGTCCTCGTAGACTTCCTCCTCAGCGATGGCGTCCTCATCAGAGGTGTCCTCGCCCTCGGGAGCGTCCTGTTCCTCGGCGTTCTCCGCAAGGAAGCCTTCGCCCAGGATTACCTTCTTGATGACATCTTCTATCTTTTCGTTAGCCATGACTGTGAGTCTCCTTCTAGGGAATATGTAGAATCGTCAGAGTTTTGAAATGAAGTCCGCGAACAGCCGCATGGCTTGTTCTTCCAAGTTTCTTGATGGGGTCTTTTCAATTATACGCTTGTAGTTCTCCACCTCCACAGGCTTGAGAACACCACCGTCCCAAATCCACTCCCGACCTTCCATGATGCCGTTCACGAAAGCGTTTGGTGCAGACGGGTCAGCGACCACATCCACCGCTGCAAGCATGAAGTCTTCCTGTACCACATTCACCCCGTCCTGCTCCTTCAGACTGCCCATGCCACGGGACGAAACGCCCAGTTTCACGCCCTCGTCAATGAGGTTGCGGACAATCTTGCCGTATGGGGTGTCAAGAATCTTGGCTTTGCCGTAGACATCGTTTCCCTCAAGGCGCAAGTCCTTGATGAGATGGGACACGCGCTCAAGGTTCACTGTCGGACCCTCGGGGTGTCCAAGTTCGCCCATAGCGCGGTTCGTCTTTACATATTCCTTCTGATACCGTCCGAGTTCCTTCTCCATGACAGGCATGGGGTACACGCGACCGTTGCGATTCTTCGCTTCAGCCTGCATGAACACGCCTTCAATGAAGTAATGCTTCTGACCGTCTTTGGTTTCGGTCAGAATGTTAATGTCCTGAACTGTTTCGGTGATGAGTTTCATTAGTCTTGCGCCTTCTTGTTGTGGAGTTTCCACGCAGTGGCGTACATGACACTCTTGCCGCGCTTGCCGTACTGCTTGGCGAACGAAGCCTTGGTCTTCTTGGAGCCAGTCATCTTCTCCATGCCTGGAGGCGACACTTCGTCAATCTGCTCGGCTTCTTCCTTCATCGCACCAGCGGGAACGCCCTTGCCAAGTTTAGCCTTGTAGCCTGCCTTCTTGATCGTAGCCCGAGCAGCCTTGAACTTGTCCTCGCTTGCACCAGCGGGAACGCCAGTGTCGGGAGCGGTCTTGGCTTCATTGAACACGCTGTTCGCAACAGCAAACCGTGCCTCGTCAAGAGCCAGTGATGCCTTGGCGTACAGCGACTTGAAGACCAGTTCCTTGGCTTCAGCGAAACTCTTGTTCAGCAGTGCTTTTGCGATGTGCTTGTTCGTGTCCATGTGTGCTTCTCCTTTTACGGCACATTATTTAGTTTACTTCTGCGTTTGACTGGGATTCTGCTTCTTCGGATTGCGGGATTTCTCCCCGCAAGAGGGAGTTTGAAATATACTCGCGCTTGTTTTGCAACCGCTCGGCTACCTTGTCGCGGAGTGCTGCGTATACGCCTGCCTTGAATTCTTCATATGACTCTGGCATAATGACCTCACTGATTCAATCCTGTTTCATCGTCTGGCACGATTTCACCGATGGTGACTTGCGGACCTTCGCCGCCTCCGTCTGCGGGTGGCGGTGGGGCTGGCGCAGGCTCTGTCATCGGCGCACCGCCCATTTCCTGACCAGGTGCGGCAATCAATCCCGCAGCCTGTTCAGCCGCGATCTGCTTGTCGATCTGCTCCACATCGTCTTCCGTCTGGCGCAGAATCTTCTTGCGTACCCACTCACGGGAGTAGTACTTGCCCACGAAGTCTTCTGCATCACGCGCAGACTGTAGACGATCCTTGAGGATTTCGCTCTCCTTGAGTTCGGAGAAATGGGAGTCCTTCGCAAACTTGAACGCAAGGCGGTCTTCAATCTCGTCCCACTCCGTGTCCTTGATGATGCCCTTCATCACCAATTGCACACGCAGCAATTCAAGGAACAGTTCAGAGAACTTCATGCGAAGCCGCTCAATAAACTTGAAGAACTTTACTTCGTCACGGGAAATCTCTGAAGCCTTGCCCAGATTGAAACCTGTGGACTCCTCAAGCCGCGATGTGGGTACATTCAGCGATTGGAACAGTTTCTTTTGGAAGTACTTGACATCATCCATCTCGGACAGGTTCTGACCGCCTTCAAGGGTCTGAATCTCCGTGCCGCGCCCGCCTTCGCGCCGTGGCATCCAGAAGTCCTCAAGCATGGACAGGTGCTTGCGCGAATCCTGCACTTCACCCGTGTTCGGATCGTACATGAGTTTGTTGCGATACCGCTGCATGAGTCCACGCACATACTCTTCTGCCTTCTGCTTCGGCAGGTTTCCCACATCCACATAGAACACACGCCGCTCGGGAGCGCGGGTGATGCGGTAGATCACCACAGCGTCCTCAATCATGCGGAGTTGGTTCAGAGCCTTGATAGCCTTGTGCAGATACCCAATGATCTTCTTGTGGTAACCGTCAAACAGTCCGCTGTGTATAAAGCAGATGGAGTCAGGATAAATCTTCAGCCCCTCAAGTTGCAGCGTAGACGAGTTTGGCTGCTGCTCGTTGTACACATAGAACTCTTCCACCGATGTGACCAACTGCACGCCAACGCCAGCGGCGTTGTTCTTGTCAAGTGGCTTCTTGACGATTTTCCGCACCTTGCGAATCTTCGTGGGATCAATGGGACGCAGTTCCTTGATGCCCTTCTTTTTGTTGTTTTCGTCCGCAATAATGTGGTAGTAGATGCGGCTGTCCACATACCACTTGCGGAAAATCTCGTAGCCGCGCCGCGAGAAGTCCAACAGACCAAGCACTTCTTCAAACTCTGCCTCAATCTTGTCCTTGATGCCCTTGGACTGCTTCAGGCTCGTGGTGTCAATCTTCACGGTGGTGAAGGTGTCATCGTACACAATGGCTTCGTTGCAGATGTCCGCAATGGCTGATTCCACTTCAGGGTGGAGAGCCATGTCGCGGTATTTGCGAATCATCTCTATGTCGGTCTTGATTGAGCCGTCAAAGTCAACCACTGCACCGAAATACCCACCCACTTCAATAGGCACTGCACCGTCATCGTAGTCGGGTGGGACAAAGGAAAGAGACTTCTTGGATTCCTCCGAAGAAGTCCCTTTATCCTTTGTGAGAGAAAAGCCAAATAGTTTGATAGCCATGAATAAAGAATCCTGTCAAAAGGGGCTTCAGAAGCCCGAACCGATATTGATTCCAGCCTGTTGCAGCAGGGCTTGGATGTTCTCCTGACCTACTCCCGTGGCAGGAACGGCGGCACCAGCAGCAGCCTCCCACCAAGAGTAGTTGATTGTCACGGGGAATTCAGCGATGCTGTCGTTGTTCTCGTAGGACAGGTCAATCGCTCCAACCTCGCTCGGGAAGCACCCGATGAAGTTATATGTACGCATGGCTTCGCCGTCACGGTACAGTTGGGTAACCGACCATGTGGGCATGAACTGCATAAAGTTGCGTGCGGTGATGTTGGAGACATGGGAGTTGAAAATTGCACTCCAATACTCAAATCCCGAGCGCAGGCTCATGTTCGCGTCAGACATGATCGTGATGGTCCAGTCTTGGAACGAGCGGTCGCCTGGCAGTTTGATGCGGCGACCACGGTACGGAACTTCAATAGTTCCAAGCGAAGACGCGGGAATCTGTGCAGCCTTGCACAGGAACGATATGGCACGGTTGTTCGCGTAGCCAGGAATGTTTCCTGTGACTAGGAACAGGTTCGTGCGTACACCACCGCCAGCGAAGGCGTTTACAAATCCTGAAATATTGTTGGTAGGATCTACGGGCATGGATTACTCCTTGGTCTTATTTAGGCGATCAAGCCCCGACTTCGCTGAAGTTTACACCAGTCTTGGTTGCGACAAAGTTCAACTGAATGAAGTTGATGCTGCGAGTGGGCTTCACGAAGATGTCTGCCACGAACTCGTTGCGGTCAATTACTTCACCCGTGTTGTTGGTTTCATCGCACACCACCTTGAAGTCGGTGATGCCCCGCCGCTGCTGAACGGTCTTGAGGAAGGGAACCACCAAGTTCTTGAACTGTGCGCGAGTGAACGCATCGTTCTGCTCAAACAGGAAGAACTTGGACGCTGTGGCGATTGCCTTCTCAAGAATGATGAACAGGCGGCGAACATTGATGCGGTCAAACGCGCTTGGGCGGGTCTGTGCAGTCTTGTCACCGAACAGGATGGTGCCTTCGCCTGGGAACGACACGACAGGGTTCACCTGACGGGTGTACAGTTCGTCACGGTGGGCTTCCTGTGTGGGGTTGTACGCCAACTTCACCACATTCTTAATCTGACCACGGTTGAAGCCTGCGGGCGAGAACCAAGCCTCGTCCGTGAACTCCGTGCGTGCAACCAGACCAGCAATGTCGGCGTTCAGGGGAAGAACGCGAACAAGGTTGTTGTAGGTGTCAAGTTGGTACTTCCAACCGCTGTCGATCACCGCGTAAGACGAGTTCAGGCTGAACTCACTGTCACGGAAGGTTTTGATATTGTTCAGAGCAGCATACGGCAGGGTGTTCTCTACATCGTTCTGTAGAGGCGACACGAACGCCATGCAGTCCAAACGCTTCTCGCACACATTCTGCACAACCAGTTGGGCGAGGGTGACCGAAGCGTTGCCCATCGGAAGGAGCGAGACATCCACTCCGTCCGCATCGGCAAACTTGCTCCAACCCTGTGACCAACGGAGCGAATCCGTTGGCGCGGAGTCCGAACCACCCGTGAGGTGCAGGGAGTTGACTCCTGCTCCAACGGCTGTTTCAGTTGCAAGAGCAGGACCGATGGCGGTCCAGTTCGTGAAGGTGGCTGCGCTTGCACCATTGTTGGCAAGATCAGCAGACAGTGCCCACACATAATCAGACTGCTCGTTCAGAACGGTCTTGTAGTAGTTGCTGCTGCCGTCAAACTTGCGTGCGTCCGATGCGCGTGACAACCCTTCAAACTTCTCAATGAGCGTGTTCTGCGTACCTGTCCACAGCCCGTCCTTGTCAAGCACAAGCACATTCACAAGATCGCCTGCGCCGCCAGCATCCGAAGCGTATGGGGTAACCGTGGCGTTGGAGCCAATCTTCTTTGCGTATGCGCTCTTGATGGTCACGGGAGCATCGCTGCTCTGTGCAACAGGAAGCAGAGTCTCCAATTCCACATAGATGTGGTGAGCCGAAAGACCTGTGGTCAGAGGAACATTTACGGTTGCGGCGTTGTAGCCACTGGTAACACCAAAGAAGTCTTTGTATGTGGCGGTGATTCGGTCGCCGTATCCAGGCGCAGAAGTGGTTCCGCTTACAATGCGGCGCAGACCAGAGACTGCAACCGATGTTCCGTCCGAGAATGTGATTTCGTCACCCACGGAGAAGTACTTCTTGTCGGTGCTTGTTCCCGTGAGCAGAGTAAGGTAAGTGGCTCCCTGTGCAGCGGCTCCTGCGAGAGTTGCGCCCGTGTTTCCTGTGCCGTTGGTGACAACAACCTTCAGGGACGATCCAAGCGCACCAGGATACTTCGCGGCAAACAGAGTGGTGGCAGCAGCAGTGGTTACGGTGCTGCTGGAGTTGAAGTCTGTCTCGTTCTTTACAACAAACGAACCCCACGCGGCGGCGTAGCACACGCCTGCCTTCGTGACACTGGCGTTGTTTGCGGTGGAGCCAACCACGCGCACAACCTGACAGTTGTTGCCATACGACAGGAAGTTTCCTGCGGTAAAGAAATCCACATAGTTGTCGCTGTACGGCTTGCCGAAAATATTTGCAAGTTCGGTCTGTTGGGTCACGGTGACGATCTCATCCGTTGGACCCCAGTGGAAGTAACCCGCGAAACCACCAGGTGTGGTGGCTACTGCGGGGACGATTGTGGTCAGGTCAACCTCTTTGATGCTTACGCCAGGGCTTACTCTAAATGCCATTTGTGTTTCTCCTTCGTGAAGAAGTCAATGCTTTTGACTGCGCTTCTGCTCTTATGTATTATTTTGAACCATTCACGAAAGGGTTAGAAACTCCACCCCATATCTAGGTTTTCCCCTGCGCCTAGTCGCCACGCTGTTCCACTGCCGTCCGTGAAAGTATTCGTGGGGCTGCCGTCTTCCACAAACCCAAATGGAGTCATTTCCTCTTCCAGTGCCTTCATTTGGTCTTCGTACAGGTCTTTGCGAATGTCGCTTCCTGTGATCTGTTTGAAATATGCCTGTGTGGTCAGCCACCCAAACAGCACCAGAGTCATTACCAAGTCATCGTGGTGGTTGTCTTCTGCCTCAAAGGAGTCGCCTTTCGCCACAAACGAGCAGAACTCATCCACCGTGTTGAAGTCTTCCACGATGAGTTTAGTGTCTTCTACCAGATTTTTCAAAATAGAGCAGCCGATGCGCTTCACTGCGGTGGAGGTTTTTACGCCCTTCATGGACGACCCCTTGCTGCCGAAGCCACCGTTCACCACCTGTCCCTTGCGCCCCTGCATGGACACATACACCACATTGTCGTACTCCAATTCATCGTGCAGAATGTCTGCCACCTGACCGCCAATGTCGTTTACCTCAATCAAGCAGTACGCATTGTTGTACTGCCGCAGGATAGGGTAGATGGCGTTGGGGTACAACATGGGCGGCATTTCGTTGTTGCGGAATGTTGCCACCACGCGGTACGGAATAGCCGACACATCAATCACGGAGTACGCATGGTAGTCAAGCCCTTGTCCGCGTGCCGTGTCCACCACCGTGATGTACTTGTGGTCGGGAAGCGGCTTCTGATACACCCGCAGCCCCTCGTTGTTCCAGTATTCGGGAGTGCGGTACACCATGCACTTCAATTTTTCAGGATGCACAAGGGTGTGCATGGAGCCAAGAAACTCGCACTCAAACTCTGTGCGGAACTGCTCCTCTGAAGTGTTTGCAATGGTCTGTGCCTTCCACTTGTCGTCACGACCAGGCACATCGCTCCAATGCACCTCCATCGGCACATATTCGTTCTTGCCTTCTTCGCCAGGCTTCTTGTTCGCGTTCACCCAGAAGCGGTAGAACATATTCAAGCCCTTCGGCGTTGAAATGATCGTGACCTTCGTGCTTTGACCGCTGGTGATGGTGGGGTACACGGACGAGAAGAACTCTTCTGCGACATTCTGAGGCACATACGCAAACTCGTCCAAGAAGATGTAGTTGAACGAGCCACCGCGAACCGCAGATGATGAAGTGGCAGACGCTAGGATCTTGGAGCCGTTCTCCAGCACGATTGACCCCTTGTTCCACTCCACCACGCCCTGCTGTAACCACATGGGCAGATACTCATACGCCAACTGCAAGCGACCAAGCAGTTCACGGGCAGTGGTGAGTTTGTTCGCAAGAATCGCCACGCTCATGCTCTGATTGAACAGCACATAGTGGAGCAGATACGCGATGATGGTGGTGGATTTACCTGTCTGACGGGGCAGTTTGCCGATCACGAAGCGGTTTTCGTGAATGGTGCGGATCATGTCTTCCTGAAAGTCATACGGCTCAAAAGGCACCAAGCCCTTGTCAAGGGACACGATCTTTACATAGTTCTTGATGAAGTACAGCGGGTCTTGGGAGCATTTCACATACTCCTCAATCTGCTCGGGCGAGAAGTTTACATTTACTCCTGCTGCCTTCAGGTTGGAGTTGCCAAGGTACTTCGTGCTTTTCTTACTCATTGTTCTTGTCACTCTCAATCACATCACGAACATCAGGGCGGTTGTCAAACGCCTTTGTGGAAGACCGCGCAGAGTTGATGATGTCCTGTAGTTCCTTTGTGGAACCCACATAGATGGACTGATTGGTGGTGCTGTTGTTCGTCACGCTCTGATCCACCTTGCGGATGGTCTTGACGCGATTGTGCAAGTCCATGAGTTCGCGGTTGGTTTCGGAAAGCGTCTTTATCATTTGGGCTACCACTTCATAGGCACGGGGTGAGTCGCCCTCTTGAGCCACCTGAATCACGCCGTCCAGAGCGTTCTTGCCCATGTCCACCAGTTCCTTCAGGTTGTCGCGGACCAGTTGATAGTCCGTCTTGAGGTCTTTCTCAAGCCGTTCGTCCGTGAGGGGCACGGGATCAACTTTCGCAACGATTGCGGTGGACGGAACGCCCTCACCTGTCAGCGGCTTGCTTGGCTCCACGCCAAGAGCCTTTTCAATATTATCAAATCCACTCATGGTCTACCTCTCAAAGATTCCAGTCTACGGTAATGCCTCCAGCAGCCATTCCTGTCGTGTATGTGGTTCCACCGCCGCTCTGCGCCTGATACACCTTTGCATACGAACCGTAGTCGTTTGCGTTGGAACTTGCTCCGCTCGGTCCGCAGATTCCCGTAATGAGATTTCCGTAGTGGGGCGTGTCGGTGGTGTTTCCTGGATAGTAAGTGACTCCACCCACGAATGTGTCGTCAAACACATTGCTGTTCCACATTGCTGCCTGAACCACGCGGATTTCCTTGTAGTTCTTCTTTGCGCCGAACAGATAGGTCTTCATCGTGAAGTTCAGCGTGAAGATGATTGACCGCCGCGTTTCAAAATCGCCTTCGTAATCTTCCTCGGATGACACGGAGTTCAGGTAGATGGGAACATCCACCTTCTTGTTGATGTCATCAAAATTCACCGTGACCACGAATTCAGGAGAAAAGAACGGCAGTATCTGCTCCACGATACGCAAGCCGTCTTCCATGTTCCGCACATAGATGTACAGGGAGAAATCTATGTTGTACGGAACTTCCGCGAAAGTGTAGTCCACTCCGCTTGGGTTGGATGTTGTGGGACGAACCACATGACGGGAAAGACTGTTGCGCTTTCGTGCGGAATCGTACACATACCCCGTGATCTCAAACGCCATGCGTGGCAGCACGATCTGGTTGGGGTTCTGAAACTTCGGATCGCCTGCAAGCCGCACCTTGTACTTCTCCTTCGGAGCATACGAGATGGGGACAAGCATGGTTTTCGTGCCACCGCTCTCTGCCTTGTCAATGTATATTTGATTGAACAGTGAGCCGAAAGCCACAACCATGCGGCGAATGGAACCGTTGTAGAAATTGGTGAACATTAGTATCCACCCTCCGAGAACGGATCCTTCTCCGTGAAGTCAAAGATGTTGTCGCGCTCCTGCTCCAGTTCCAACTGCTCGTTGTCCTGCTGGTCTTGGTGCGTGGCGCGAACCGTTGTTTCGTATATGCCCGAAATCGCGTAGGACGCACCGCTGACCAAGCCAACAACAATGTCGCCCACCTCAAACACGCCGTCCTGCTTGTTGACCCGCAGAGACTTGGAACCAACAACAGGAACGGTGTACTCGTTGACCCGACCGTATGCGTGCTTGTCGGCAGTGGTTCCCGTGTACACCTCTTCGCCAAGGGTGAATGTTCCTGAACCGCTGCCAAGGGTCATGCCGATGAGGTAATCCGATGCAATGTTCATAATCGCATCCATCTCCGACTCGCCCGTGCTGATCTTCTCGCTGGAGTACTTGAACGCCTCGCAACTCAACTTGAAGGAATACCGATCACCGCCAGGATAGAACGGATTGTCGTGCTTGACGAACTTGATTTCAAACATGGTGTACGGATAGTCAAAGAAGATGATGTCGCCTTCACGGGGACGACCGTTCTTCTGAATGTCGGGGTGGTGTCCCATGACATCCATGAACCGCTTGCGCGACACAATGAACACCGCAGAGTCCTTTACATCAAGTCCAAAGCGAGACATCTCGGAGTCGCCTTCAAATCCGTCTGCGTTCTCAAGATACATCTCTATGCGGTTTGCGTCCGTGAACTCCGAGACTTCTTCGCCCAGTATCAGGTCTTCGGTGACCTTCTCTCGCGGAAGGTACACCATCTCGTGACCGTGAATCTTGATTGCCTCCGTGGTCAGAGACTCAATAAGGGACTGCTCTCCCTTCTTGTTGCGGCGAAAGTACGGGTTTACTGTCATGGTTATCCTGTGATGAAGTCAGGCGGCTCTTGATACTTCAGCAGCACTTCTTCTTCTATGGACTGTATTGCTGTGGTGGCTTCCTCATACAGGCGCGCACCGTTGAAGGTGATGTTTCCTGGCAGTGGAATGCCCTCGTACTTCGACAAGTTGGCACCCCACTGCTGTTTGATGAGCGCGGTGGCGTACTTCTTCAGCATGGGATCGTTCCACGCTTCGGAATATTCTTCGGGATCAATGATCGCAAAGCCTTCAACAAGCAAATACTGGTTTGGAGCAAAATCGCTCCAGTTCATGTCAATGTGCAGTTTGTTGTCGTACTTGTTGAACCGCACTTGCTTTTCGGGATCCAACAACTGCTGCAACATCTCAATGTACTGCATGGTGGACACATAGTAGTTCATGTTCATGTTGCCTGTGCGGAGTCCGTAGAAGTCCGTCAGTGCCATCTGGTAGCGGATATTGAAGATGTTGTTGATCTGTAGGTTGAACCCGATCTGAAACACGCGGGTCACATTGGCAATCTTTGGTCCGTTGGGATCAAGG